GTCAGTAAAGAGTTTCTAAAATATTGGGAACTTGTAAATTGTAAGGAGGTTGAGGAAGAATGAGCAAAATATTACATTCGTTTACTTTGCACGATCATACTTCTGAATTACTTCGTAAAAAATCAAAGAAGGGTTACATGAGTCAAAATGTATCAGCCGCTATTGAATGGTATTACACATCTCCTGTATGGGCTAAGGAGCGTGATGATAATGGAGAATATACTGGGAAGCTAGTTAGAGCTAACAAAGGCGTTGTCATCGCTCCATATGAGAGGAAGAAATACCAAGAGATTATAGGAACTCTAAACAAACAGATTGACGCTCTCAAGGCTGAGAAGAAAGCACTACAGAATAATAGGTTCAAGTTTTGGAAAAAGATGCCTCAATAGGGGGGTATATGGCTTATATTGGTGAACCGAATACAGGATTAGACCCAGTAGGTGCATATACATCTGGATTCTCGACTTGAGGAATAATAACTGAAGGATCTGGCCTATACATTCCAGAATATGGATTTGGCACATTAGGAATTATTAGATTAATAATTTGACTTATTGGATCGTCTCTAATTTCTGTAACCGTTGCTTTCCAAGCATTGTATTGAATTAACCAATCATTGTATATGTCTAAGCCGGATTCGTATGCTCTAGTTCCTAGGTCAAACTTAAATCCGTAATATGTAGCTAGTCCACCAAGAATTAACGACATAGCCGAAACATCAGAAATTAATGCAACTAGTGGAGTTGAAATTTTGTTTACTTGGTAAGCTAGTAAACCATCAGAAATTAATTCTCTTTCAGAACGGCCAAATACGATTTCATGTCTAATGACTTGGTCTGGTTTTGGCTTAGGAATACAATCCCCCCAGATTCATTCGCTGCCTTTGACCAACCGATAATAATGAAAATGTTGTTGGCGGGGTGGCTGGACCAATTAGCACATTATATCCTGTAAATACAGAACCACTACCCCCAGAACCCGTTATGTTCGAACCAATATTTGCTGATTCATAGGCATAATAACCGAGAGTTTTAGAATTAGCTACACCGCCCTGTTTTACACCGCACCAATAAAGCCCACCTTTTGTCAAATCCATAGAACCAGTTGATGAAGCAGTTATTGTTGCTCTAGTTTCTTGTATTACTTGTTGGCTCATATCAAGAGATGCCGTGCCAATTAATGTCTGAGGATTACCATCAGAATCGCTATCGTAAAATGCAACTTCAACAGTTGCACTTGCTACCGCTGCGGTACAACGAAATGCGATAGTAGCTAATGTTGCTGTAACAGATGCGTTAAACGGTGAATAATAAAAAAATGAGCCGCTGCCGTCAGTCATAACATCAACATCAAGCGACCTATCTCCAAAACCAGTGCCCCCCTGATTAGTTAGATTTTCCATTAATGCAAATGTGTAAGTTGAAGGTGTTTCTAATGGCAACGATGATTGAACAACCCCTGCTAATGCAGCAGTTGTCTGAGTTGTTCCATCAGGAAACTGCAACCCAGAAGTTGCAGAACTTACATCCAGAACAAAAGTATTCAATGCACCTTTAACTGTTAATTTTTGATTAGTGTCAACTTGTAAAGTAACTGCTTTAGTGTTGTTACTTAAATTAATTTTAGGCGTATCAGTACCTACAGACATTTGTAAAGTACCTGTATCAAATGTCAATGCTGACGATCCTTCAATAGTATTAGCTACACTTGCACCTATCGCCACTTGATTATCTGCAATGGAACCGCCAATAGTTCCTGTTGATCCAGTCAAAAATCCATCCCAATCACCACGAACTGCCATCCTTGCAAGTTGTACAAGTACTAACCTACGCATTTCGTCCTCATTTTCAGGTTCAATAAATAGTTTCTCTGCAACGCTTTGAAACTGATTGTAAGAAAGGTTTTCTAAATCGGTTTCCTTGAGGAGTTCGTATATCCTCATCGAGTAATTATTTGCGTTTGGTAGTGGCATATGTATATCTCCTTATGTTAAAAATCCGTCCCAATCACCCTTACATGCTGTAAGAGCGAGTTTGATTAATACTAATCTTCTCATTTCATCCTCATTTAACTCCTCAACAGATAATGGCTTAGCCGTATTATCTATTGTAGGATTCTCACCAGATGCAATTTCCTGAAGTGTTTTGCCTTGCATGATAGGATAAATCCTTGAAGACTTCCTTTCAGCATTTGGTAAAGGCATATCATATCACTTACTTTAATTGTTTAGATCGCATGTCAACTATTTTACGAACTGCTTCATAATCTTTCATTGACATATAACCTGCACCTAACAACTTGAACGCTTTTGATTGCATCTCTGCTAATCTTCTGCGACCTTGTGCTTTTGTCATCTTCATTTAGATCACCTTAAGCAGAAGTTATGTATTGTGCTGTAAAGTTTAGAGCTACAGGAATTGACGCTGGCTTCATATAAGGCTGGGCAACAATTGGATTTGTAGCTGGAACTGCTCCTGACAAGTTACCGTTTGACATTGTTACTTGAGCGCCCCCGCTCACGCTTGTTATCAATGCTTGGTCAACTGATGTGAATTGTGCTTGTGTTACTACTTGACCTTGAAGAGTTTCTCCTATTGTGTTTGAAGTCTGCAAATCAACAAGTTGGAAAGTTCCCGCACCTGCAGCTACAGAAGCCCCAATAAAGATACGGGGAACTCCTTGATTAGTTACTACCGCAAGAGACGCATTACGGCCAGCCGCTACCATTGTGAAAACACGGAGTTGATCTCCGGCCATCAGAGTTACAGGGCGAGCAAGAGCAGGAGTGCCACATGCAACTCCCTTAACTGCGAATGGTACTAGAGATAGAATCAATCCTTTTCTTAGTATGTATGCGTATGATATGTTAGAATCGGCGGTTACAATTCCAGAAATTACAGTCTGGCCCGTAGCAAAATCTCCGATTTGTTGGCTGGTGACGGAATAACTTGTGTCTGTAGTCAATGAAGCTTCGGTTCCGTCTGTGATTGTTGCGTTTAATGGTATTTTAAATCCTGAGGAGCAATTCAATACTCCTGTTACGTTTTGCGTAGTCATTCATTTCACCTCTAAAGTTTGAAGCCCGCTCCTAAAGGCTTGAAAATTTGTGAATTTACTGATCGTATTGGACGGCGTAAAAGGCGTTTGCCTAGACGAAAAGCGATATTTATACCTGCACTTTGTACAATCATACTTTGCCAGTTACTCATAGCGTTTGATTGCATGACACTAAATGCCATTTCCGGGCTTGATACTATGTCTCCTAATGAAAGAGACTCTCCACCAACCATTATTGGTGAAGCCATAGCGAGACCTGCACCGACTGAAGGTGTTTTGTAACCCAGATCAGTTGCTCCTGTAATAACTCCTATTGGGGAATTTCCTAAAACACCTTGTGTTAATACGTTCGCTTGTGCATATCCTTCAGCTACATTAAGTAATGAAGTTACTCTTGGACTTCTTCGTCTTGTGGACTTTCTTTTACGGGCCATGACTTATCTTCTAAGTAGTCGGTTTATGAATCTTCACTTACAAATAGACCTTTTTCATCTCTTTGTATAACTTTCATTTGTGGTTGTTGGTTTTGTTGACTCATGTTAGCTATAAGTTGACCAATTGCCATTTGGATCGGGTTAATTGGTTCACTTTCACCTAAGCCGGGTATTTTTTCAACAACTGATTTAATTGCCATAGCTAATTTTTCGTCTAATTCAATTAATCCGTCTTCAATCTTATGTCCTAAGTCTATTAATAGTTTGAAAACTACACCAAAACCAACAATTATTGTCCCTATAATATAGAGTGTCTCCATCATGGCCCGTCCCATCCCCCATCGGCTCTTAAAACCCCCCTAGACCCCAATCCCAATCCTTTTAATTGGTGTCTAGGTCGGAAAAGTATCTTTCAGGCGATATGCAACCGCTTGAAAAGCGATTAGCATGAAAAAAAACTGCGTTTTTTTCTTCCGGCGGATTCGCCGGGTGTATTATATAGTCCTAATAGGGCAGAATCGATATTATGGGAGACGGGATACCAAGACACAACAAATGTTGTTTATGCAGAATAAGAAAATGCCATCAAGATCAGAAGGGCCATTTATGGGGCATCTGTGAACGATGTAAGGACATGATTAGTGAGGATTGGCTATGAACCTTAGATGTTGTAAATGTCAGCTAGAGTTTTTAGTTAACACTTTTGAAGATGTAAGGATTATACAAGCGATGTCTTGCCCAAAAGGAGCGGGACATAAATTAAGTGAGGTTGTATAATGATTTATACTTGTTATTCAGAATTATGTTCTATTATTGTCGATTGTAATTGTGATGCTGAATGTTGTAGTGGTGAAATAACTAAACCTATGATTATCACATACATTAGTGATCAAGAAATCAAAACAAATAATCCTCACATTGATTATGAAGTATCAGAAAAAGACATTTATGATTTATGTATTCATCATGTGTGTCCTTTTTGTGATTGTTGGGTGGAAGTATGAATAAAGAAATTAAAGTCAGTAAAGAGTTTCTAAAATATTGGGAACTTGTAAATTGTAAGGAGGTTGAGGAAGAATGAGCAAAATATTACATTCGTTTACTTTGCACGATCATACTTCTGAATTACTTCGTAAAAAATCAAA